TACATTTATGCTTAACCCACCCGATGGCATGCAGCTTAAGCTCCGGATACATGGCGTTAACTTCTGGCATTTTCATCAACGCTTCAACGATATGTCCGTCGAATGTTGCCATGTCTTCCTGCAACAATTCCTGCGCGCTAATCACCATATCAACGGTGATGTTTTCACATGTGTCGAACTTAACCATGACAGCGTTCTGTACTTCAGGGGCCAGCTTGTCAAAAGTGACGTTCATCGGATCTGATTCAGTCTCAACCGGGACAAAGGAAGCAGACTCCTCATCCCAGCGGTTTTCCTGCATATATTCAGCATCCCAGGAATCGAGGGCAGGGCGGGGTATACCGGGCTTATCCTCGCAGATAATAAATTTATAAGCGCAGTCCTGAGCAGCCGGATAATGTTCCAGGAATTGCCAGTGAAATTTTGCTCGAGCACGGCGTTCGTCGCCAGCTTCAATGGCTGTGGCTACAGCCACAGCGCCTTCTTCCCTTGTTGCCAGTTCGTCAGGAATAGCGGCGCAAATAAAGACTTTACTCATTTTGTTTTAACCTCATTACAGATTTAAGGGTGAACAAATCCCTGCCATTGCTGGCATATAAAAATGAAACCGGATATTAATTACGGTGCTGTTTTAAGTCCTGCCGGGATTTCGTTATTATCCATGTGAATAACTTTATCGACCGGATAACAGTTACCGGGAATTTTCTGTTCCACTGCGGCAACCATGCATTCTTTCATTGAGCCGTATACGCCAGTAACCATGTCAACCGGTTCACCGGAAACAAGAAAAACCGTCAGAACAAGTGCAAATGTAGTATTCATTGCCAGCATCCTTTTTGCATCAGGCGTAAACGGGCCAGCATTGAAACAATGCATATTTTATCCAATAGCTCCCGTTCTTGTTTCCTCTTGTTAATGGCATCTTCAGTAAATACTGGGTTACTGATAGTGACACCAATTTCAAAACAACCTTCAGACGTATTAACGTTTGGTAATAACGTTTTCATTATCGCACCCTCAACAATGAATTTTGTGATGCGGTGCCTGGTGCCTCCAGGTGACGTTAACCAGTTAACAATTAACGCCGGATACAGAGAACCCATCCATAACACTGTTTTTGGTTTTAACTGTTCCGCGTGCGCTCAGCCGCATTCACCGCATCACAAAATTCACTTTAAAAAGGGCAGCAGAGCAGTCACGGAGTAAAACTGATACCACCAAACGTCACCAGAAAATTGATAACAGAGGGCGTTGCAGCGGGGTTGTCACTTAAGCGTATGGTCAACCTGGCAACCCGGTGTCTCAATGGGGGAGGAATAACCCCGCCATACTTACCGCCGCGCCATTTCGCGGAGTGCCACAACCGGAAGCGCACGGTCGAATTAAATTTAACGACACCGTACAGTGAGACGAACTTCGCCGTGCGCTTTCGCGTTATGCCCTGGCTTTTCAGGGATATATCCTTTCAGTAAACTGTCAGTACCGGATTCTTATCCGTGTCCGGCGCACGACCACACGTGGCAGCGTGTTGGTCTCCATTTTTAACCCAGAACCTCAATGGAGGATAAAATGCCAAACAAAAAAAGAAATCCGCTTATTGAAAAACAGATTGAATGCCTGGTAAATCAACTCAGGCAATCAGGGTTATTAAAAACTCATTCAGAGTTGAGGCTCACAGAATCAGCATTCGACGATAAATTAAATAATGTCCTTTATAATGGCATTATTGATTTGAATCGTTCAGTTGGTCGCCTCGGCCCTGCTGGTGTTTCCTTATAATTACCAGTCAATCCAGAGCGGACCGTGTTCAGCGTAAATATAACTGTACACATCCAGATTATATTTGTGGTCTGTTAAGAACAGGCCGCAAATACATGCCGAAGCTTCCAGGGCAGCGGCTCTGTTACTGAATAACCATGTGGCAACATTCCAGCGTTTTTCTGCATCCCAGTCTTTCTCAAGGCCTGATACCATGAAGAAACCGTTAGTGTTGCCATCAAATAATTCTGTTTCCAGATTTTTAAGCAATGCCTGATGGACTCTTGCCAGGTATTCCGCCGGAATTTCGCCACGAATTCTGATGAGATTGTCATAAACAAACATGTTCCCCGCATATGGCGATTTTTCTTTCTTGTTTTTTAAACCAGCATCATGAGCAAACTGATCAATTTCTTCTTCCGTTGGTTTCGTATTGATGTTTTGCGCTGTCGTTTCTGCAATTTTATTTGCCACACTATCTGAGTCGTGTTTATTTACAGACGCACAGAAATACAATCCGGTAAACGCATCGCGCACATTACGAGCCATATTATCAGTGTCTTTTTTCGTTACCGATTCCAATGCAAGTTCGTTCAGACGATGACGAAGTGTGTGTGCTGCAATCTCCTGGATTGAAGTAGGTAAATCTTTAAATTCCATCGTCAACCTCATCAGTCAGAGTTTCTTGCTAACCAGCGATGCGCGCCAGCTTCGGTTTTAAACGTTTTGCTTTTGGTATACGTCATCGCGGTGAACGTGCCGTCCTGGTTGGGAAACACGCCGCACACCAGAGATTCGTTGTTGCCAAGATCGATAGTATCCATGCTGACCTCATTTCCCCTTAACGCCGGGGTAGCGGAACAAAAACCTGCTGCATAGTTATTAAAGTTGAACCCTGCCGTCATGTTCTTACGCCTCGGGCTGGCTACTTACCCCCTGACCACTGCCTGGTAACTCGAAGTATTGCCCGGCGTTCTGTGGGGCGGGGTGGGTTGGCATACTATAAATCTAAAAGTATTTAGTTTTATAGTCAAGAGGAATCTAAATTAATTTAAAAAAAAGGTCGGCATAACCGACCTTAAGTTCAAGAACATGGCAGGGTTATAGGTTGAACTGTACACCTTTTGCTACGGCAACAATTTTACACTCTGGCGTAAGCAAGGATGATTGATAGCGCGGATTGAGAGGACTTAAATACACAAGTTTTCCATCAATAACTAATTTTTTTATAGTCATAGACGGTTCATTTGTAAGAGGATCTGGAACTATTACAGCGACGATACTGCCATTTTTATAACTTTCTCTTGGTCTTAGGATCACAGTGGCACCAACTGGGATACTTGGCGACCCTGAGGGGTTATGCATAGTGTCATCAGGCATTGAAACGGCAAAATCACCTTCCACTACATCAAAGAATGTGGTGATCCTATCGACATTTCCCATTGTTTTCTCTCCTTCTAAGATTAGGAAAGAAATCGCGTCACCCCACGAAAGGTAGGGGATCTTGGTGCCTGGATTGTTCTGCACAAAAGATAGTTCAGGAGACGATACTCCATACAGGAGATAGGACTCAGTAGTTCCTAATGCTTGGGCTAACTTACTTAGAGCTTTGCTGCCGGGTTCGTTTAGATCTTTCTCCCAGTACCCTATAGTAACCCCAGTCACGCCTGAAAGCTTACCCAGTTCTACTTGGGTGAGTCCCTTATCTTTTCTGAGTTTCTTAAGCCTGATGCCAAGGCTTTCCATCATTTTCTCCCGCGAGTTGAATATAAATTATTTTAGATTGCATTGACCTAAAAAAAATTATCCTGTAATCTAAAAATACTTAGATTTTAGGAGGGGGAAATGCGAGTTGATGAACTTGTTCAGTTTTTTGGCTCTGTTCAGAGGGTCGCTGATTTTTATGGGATAACCCGCGAAGCTATTTACATGTGGCGTAAGCGCCCCGGTGAAATAGTTCCGAAAGGGAGAGCTGCGGAAGCTGCTGCATACTCCAAGGGAAAATTATCTTTGGACCCAGAGCTTTACAAAAAGAAGGATACCACTCAGAGCGAAAGGAAGAGTGATTCATGAAAATCAAGCATGAACACATCCGCATGGCGATGAATGCCTGGGCGCATCCGGACGGCGAGAAAGTACCGGCTGCAGAGATTACCAAAGCGTATTTCGAGCAGGGAATGACGTTTCCTGAACTGTATGACGACAGCCATCCGGAAGCCCTGGCTCGCAATACCCAGAAAATTTTCCGCTGGGTAGAGAAAGACACTCCTGATGCGGTTAAAAAAATTCAGGCGTTGTTACCGGCTATCGAAAAAGCAATGCCACCTCTGCTGGTGGCCCGAATGCGCAGCCACAGTTCAGCCTGGTTTCGGGAGCTGGTGGAGACGCGGGAACGACTGGTGAGAGACGCTGATGATTTTGTCGCAGTGGCGATCGCTGGTTTCAATCAGATGAATCGTGGTGGCCCGGCAGGAAATGCCTTGGTGATGCACTAAAAGCACGGTGTTCGGAGTTTTTTATGAGCAGCAAGCTTCATGGTCTTGTCTGGGAAGGGTGTGCCTTCACCGGCATGATCTTATCCAGGGTGGCAGTTATGGCTCGCCTTGCAGATTACAGCAATGACGAAGGTGTGTCATGGCCTGCAGTGGAGACTATTCGTCGTCAGATTGGGGCAAAGAGTGAATCAACGGTTAAAGCTGCGATAGCAGAACTGGAAAAGAACGGCTGGCTGACGAAGGAGGAACGTAAGGTCGGTGGGCGTAATGAAAGCAATATCTACCGTCTTAATGTGGAAAAACTCGAAGCAGCAGCAGCGGCAGCGCGTGAGGCATATAAACCGAAAAGAAAAATTAGCCAGGCAAAAAATGACCCGTCAAATATTGCCCCCTCAACGGTTGACCCATCAAATTTTGATGGATCAACAGTTGATAAAAAACAGTCGGATAGGGGGGCGATGGTTGGCCCCGATCCGTCAGTATTAAAACCTGATCCGTCAGATAAAAGATCTTTTCGTCCGGAAGCTTCGCAACCGGACATGCAGACGGCTGAACAGGACTTTTTAACCCGACACCCTGACGCGGTTGTGTTCAGTGCGAAAAAACGCCAGTGGGGTAGCCAGGAAGATTTAGCGTGTGCGCAGTGGATCTGGGGGCGAATCGTGAGTCTTTACGAGCAGGCCGCCAGCGATGATGGCGAGATTTCGCGACCGAAAGAACCCAACTGGACCGCATGGGCCAACGACGTGCGCACAATGCGGATGCTGGATGGCAGAACTCACAGACAAATTTGTGAAATGTTTGGTCGGGTGCAGCGGGATCCATTCTGGGTAAAAAATATCATGAGTCCGTCAAAGCTTCGCGAAAAATGGGATGAACTGGTTATCCGCCTGGGGCGTTCGTCTGTACAGCGTTGTGTGAATCATATTTCTGAGCCGGATACCGAAATTCCACCGGGGTTCAGGGGGTAACGGGCCATGAAAAATATCGCGGCAGGTGGTGTTCTTGAGCGTATCCGTAAGCTGGCCCCGCAGCATGTAATCGCGCCGTACCGGACAGTGGACGAGTGGCGCGAGTGGCAACTAGCAGAAGGGCGAAAACGTAGCGAGGAGATCAACCGCCAGAATCGCCAGTTGCGGGTGGAAAAAATCCTGAATCGTTCGGGCATCCAGCCTCTGCACAGCAAATGCTCGTTTGCGAATTATCAGGTGCAGAACGACGGGCAAAAACACGCGCTGAGCCAGGCAAAATCCATCGCTGACGAACTGATGACCGGGGGCACGAATTTTGTGTTCAGCGGTAAGCCGGGTACCGGAAAGAACCACCTTGCAGCCGCCATTGGCAATCATCTTCTGGCGAAAGGTCGCAGCGTGATTGTGATAACGGTGGCTGATGTGATGCTGGCGTTACACAACAGCTACGACAACAAAAACTCAGGCGAAAAATTTTTACAGGGGTTGTGTGATGTTGACCTGCTTGTCCTGGATGAAATCGGAATGCAGCGGGATACGCGCAACGAGCAGGTCACGCTGAACCAGATAGTCGACCGCAGAACGGCTTCGATGCGTAGTGTCGGAATGCTGACGAACCTGAACCACGTAGCGATGAGTACGCTTCTTGGCGAGCGTGTAATGGACCGCATGGTCATGAACGGTGGTCGCTGGGTGAATTTTAACTGGGAGAGCTGGCGTTCGAATGTCAGACACCTGAGGGTTGTGAAGTAATTTCAGGAGGATTTATGGCGAAACCTTTTTCTCTCGAACAGCGGGAAGAGCTGAAGGCACGAATTATCGGGTTGGTACGCAAAAATGAACGCATGACGATGTCGCAACTGGAGAGAGCGACTGGGGCAGGCTGGCATTTGGTCCGACGCTGCCTTGTGGATGTGCTGGCTTGTGGCGATTTATACATGTCCGGGAAGTACGGTGTTTTTGCATCAGAGCAGGCGTATCGCGTATGGCGTAAGACACCGGAGAAAAGAACCGACCTGACACTGATTCGAAAGTTACCAGACGGAGAAATACGCCGCTACGACAGGAGCCAGAACATAATCTGTCGCGAGTGCCGGAAGAGTGAGGTTATGCAGCGAGTGCTGGCGTTTTATCAGGGTAATTTTCAGGAGGTGATGGCGTGAGGGTGAGAGTCTATATCGCCGGTCCAATGACCGGGTATAAAAATTTCAACCGTGAGGCGTTTCACAATGCGGAAGAGGAACTGAAACGGGAAGGGCATACCGTCTTAAACCCGGCAGTACTTCCGGACGGGCTGACACAGCCGCAGTACATGGATATCTGCATGGCAATGATACGTAGCGTGGATGTGATTTATATGCTGAAAGACTGGCAACGGTCAGCAGGCGCTAAAGCGGAACTGGCTCTGGCGGAGAAACTGGGGCATGTGGTTATTTTTCAGAGGGGGGCGATATGCCGATTCTCTGGTTTCAGGAGGTGTGGGAAAAAGAAATGTGGGAAGGTCTTGTGATTGTGGCCGAAACAGTTCTTATATTATGGTCTGTGATTGCGTGTATTTTTATGATTTATTGTGAATGGTGTGAATCTCGCGGTGGCCACTGAATTGCAACCATTACCCCCTGTGATGTAATTGTGGGGTAATGGTTGCGCAGGCATAGCGACAGGACTGGATGAGAAAAATATGACGAAATTTACCAGAGAGCAATTGATTGCTCATGCTAATGAAAGTGTGAAATCCATGAAATTTGCTGCGCGACAGACCGTGTTTAAGACTTCAAGAGTTGCCATTGAAATGGATCTTGAGCTTGCCCGTATTGCGCTTGCCTCACTTGAAGCAATGCCAGTTGCATGGTCCTGTGCTCACAATATGGTTTTGTTCAATGCTGAATCTGTTGCGGCATACGCAAAACACTCAGCCATTGCGCCAAAACCCCTGTACGCTGCGCAACCGGCATCACTTTCACATGAGGAAGAGTTGACAATGCTGGTTAAACAATTGGTAAGTCAGTTGAAAAAAGCGAAACCAGATTGCAAATTACCGGATATGGCGATGGGGTATCTGGAGCGGAATGGGCTGATAAGCGCGGAGGATGTTTTACGATGACCTGGCCGGAGGCATTCACAACGACAGGAATTGCAATGGCGGTAGCACTTGTTGTGTATTCGATTTGCCGCTGGGGATAAAAACGGTTTGCAGTGAAAGGGGAGTTAAGTAGAATTGCTGCGGGTGCTTGAGGCTATCTGTCTCAGGCATGAACACCAAAGGCAGATAGAGAAAAGCCCCAGTTAACATTACGCGTCCTGCAAGACGCTTAACATTAATCTGAGGCTCAATCTATGAACGGCAAATCTAGGTTAGCCTCTTACGTGCCGAAAGGCAAGGAGAAGCAGGCTATGAAGCAGCAAAAGGCGATGTTAATCGCCCTGATCGTCATCTGTTTAACCGTCATAGTGACGGCACTGGTAACGAGGAAAGACCTCTGCGAGGTACGAATCCGAACCGGCCAGACGGAGGTCGCTGTCTTCACAGCTTACGAACCTGAGGA